CTTCTTAATAAGTCTATTGATACATCATGTCTAAAGGAAGAGAACGTTTGTTTGGCTGCTAACGGTCAGTTCTATCGCCGTGATAAGCAAGGCTTCATGCCTGAAATGGTCGAGAAGATGTTCGCTGATCGTAAGATATACAAGAAGGCAATGTTAGATGCACAAGCACAATATGAAAATGAAACCGACGAAGCAAAGAAGAAAGAACTTAAAAAGACGATTGCGAGATACAACAACCTGCAACTCTCCAAAAAAGTATCGCTCAACTCGCTATACGGTGCGATGGGTTCACAGTATTTTCGGTTTTTCGACCTACGAAATGCGATTGCGATCACGACTACGAGCCAATTGTCAATACGCTGGATCGAAAGATCACTTAATAACTATCTCAACAAACTATTGAAAACGGAGAATGATTATGTCATTGCAGTCGATACTGATTCAGTTTACCTTGCACTTAAGGATCTGGTATGCAAGACGCTGCGTGATGATGTTGAAGATACTGCAAAAGCCATCCATTTCATGGACAGAGTATGCGAAAGTAAATTGCAACCTGTTATTGATAAGGCTTGCGGAGAGCTTGGCGAATACACTAACGTCTTTCAGCAAAAGATTGTCATGAAGCGAGAAGTCTTGGCAGATAAAGCAATCTGGACTGCCAAGAAGCGATACATTCTAAATGTCCATAACTCCGAGGGTGTGCAGTATGCCAAACCCAAGAAGAAAGTTATGGGTCTAGAAATGATCAAGTCTTCGACGCCAACCGCATGTAGAGAGAAGTTGAGAGAATCTATTGATGTTATCTTTGACGCAGACGAAGAAGCTATCCAATCTTTTATTCAAACTTTCCGTAGTCAATTTGAAACTTTGCCTCTGGCGGACATTGCATTTCCTCGTGGTGTCAATGGACTGGATAAATATTCAGATAAGAAAAGTGTATATGGATCCGGTTGCCCTATCCATGTTCGTGGTTCTCTATTATATAATCACTTTCTATCTACTCATAAACTTACTAATAAGTATCCATTGATACAGGAAGGCGAAAAGATTAAGTTTATCTTTATGAAAGAGCCAAATACTATCCAGTCAAACGTGATTGCTTTCCCGCAAGGAGACATCCCGGAAGAGTTTGACTTACACAAGTATATCGACTATAATACACAATTCGAGAAATCGTTCCTCGAACCACTCAAGATCATCCTGGATGCTATTGATTGGAAAACAGAACGAACAGCTAGTTTGGAGGACTTCTTTTCATGACAGAAGATAATAAGTATTCGCCCGGTAAACTATATGAGTTTAAGCCGGATCATACCATCGACGTTAACAATGTGGTAGAGTTATGTCATGTAATCCGTGTCGGTGTAGGAGGCCATGTTCTCCAAGAAATGAGTGAAGATTTACAGAAGTATTTTAAAGAGGTGGCGTAGTGATACCAAAGATTATTCATCAAACTGCGCCAACAGATAAAGAAAAGTGGCATCCAGTTTGGACGAATTGTCAGAACTCTTGGAAGAGAAACTTTCCAGATAATGAGTTTAAGTATGTCATGTGGAAAGATGAACAGTTAGACAATCTTGTTCGTGTCTTTTATCCTCAGTATTGGGATTTATATCAATCTTTTCCATTTCATATCATGAAGATCGATTTTGCAGAATATTGCTTATTGCACAGATATGGTGGATTGTATGTCGATATGGACATGTATTGTTATAAAAACTTTTATGAAGAGATAAAAGATCAGGACTTCGTTTTACTGGAGTCATGTATGCCTGATGAGTTCATACAAAACTGCATGATGGCTTCTTCGCCTGGGTCCGACTTTTGGATCTTCTGTATGGATGAAATCAAAAGAAATTTCTATGCATTTCCTGATGACACAAATCTACATACACCTAAGAAACTGGATGTTAGCTTTTATATCAAAGACACGGTTTGCTGCTATCATTTGACCAGAATGGCCCTAAGATACTATAAACCTGTTCCAATATTTCCTCAAGAGACGTTCAATCCTCTTTGTAACACATATGATGAATCACATAAAACAAAACACATGTTAACAAATACATGGGGAAGTGATTTCATACAAGCTAACATTGATAATATGAAAACACATGGAGACAAATTTACAAATCTCCAAGACTGGTTTATGCACTTTTACCATGATAGACCAGACTTGGATAAAGATGCTTTAAAATAACCAACTGACTAAAAGGAGATTCTTATGTCAGACATTTTTAATAATCTACTATCTGAAATCGATAACGAATACGCAGGCATTGTTGATGATGGTGTAGCAGCCGGAGATGTGTCAGGTTTCATTGGCACGGGTAGTTATGTCATGAATGCATTGCTATCAGGTTCAATCTATGGAGGTCTACCACAGAATAAAGTTACAGCATTTGCCGGTGAACCTTCTGTTGGTAAGACTTTCTATGCACTGAATGTGGTCAAGCAATTCTTAGAGGACAATAAAAATGGATTCGTGTTTTATTTTGAGTCAGAGTCGGCTATCTCCAGGGATTTTCTTTCTAATCGTGGTGTTGACACCCGCCGTGTTGCCATTGTTCCCGTGGCTACTGTCCAAGAGTTTAGAACGCAAGCGGTCAAAATCCTAGACAAGTATCTTGAAGGTAAAGAAAAACCTCCGATGGTTTTTGTTCTAGACTCTCTTGGCAATCTTTCCACAGATAAAGAAATGCAAGACATTGCTGACGGTAAAGATACGAGAGATATGACCCGGGCCCAGCTGGTTCGAGGTGCATTTCGTGTTCTTACCCTAAAGCTAGGCAAAGCGCAAGTTCCTCTAATTGTTACTAATCATGTTTACGATGTTGTCGGTTCTTATGTACCAATGAAAAAGATGGGTGGCGGTTCTGGATTAGAGTATGCTGCTTCCACAATTATCTTCCTTTCAAAGAAAAAGGATAAGACTCTAGATGATGATAACGGCCGAACTGGAGCAGTCATTACCGCACACCTTAAAAAGTCACGTATGACAGTTGAAGATAAGAAAGTTGAGACTTGGCTAAATTACCAGGATGGTCTGGACAAGTATTATGGATTACTTGATCTTGCGGAGAGATATGGTCTAGTTAAAAAAGTATCCACTAGATATGAGTTTCCTGATGGTAGCAAGGCTTTTGAAAAAGAGATTAAGAAGAACCCCGAAAAGTTCTTTACTAAAGAGCTACTAGACGCTATTGATGAAGGTTGTCATGTAGATTTCATGTATGGCAAGCACAATGAATGACAACTATCTCTCATATGAGAAACTAGGTTTTTCTTATATAAGAAATGTGTTGGACGAAAACGACATAGAATTTATTAGATATAGAATGAATGCATACCTTTCAAAAGGCGTCATGGTACCTAAAAAGATACTGATGGCGCCGGAAGCCGGGAATGTGTTTGATGACTATGTTGAAAAGTTATTGCCTGTGTTTGAGAACTACTTTGGCATAAATCTTTTTCCCACATATTCATATTGTAGGAAGTATTTGTCAGGTTCTTATTTGCTACCTCATACTGATAGGCCTTCTTGTGAATTTACGGCATCATTTACTATCGCATTAGAAGGTGATAGTATATGGCCTATATTTTTACAAGACAATTTTGGAAACGTAGTAGAGTCTATTATCTATCCAGGCGATTGTTTAATGATGAATGGTACAAAGTTGCCACACTGGAGACTTCAATATGTTGAAGGCAAATGGCAAATGCAACTTTTCTTACACTATGTTAATGCAAATGGTCCAAATGCATATTTGAAAGGTGACGGTAGTAACTATAATACAAGATATGGGCTTGAAATATTAGGAGATGAATATGCAGCTAGGAACTGATTTCAAATTTAGGGATGACCTCTTCGATGAAAAGGAAGAAGGTTCTACATGCCCGATTGAATTAATGCTTGACCCATTCGCTGGAGTGTGCTATCGTTATACAGTTGTCAAATTCAAAATGGAAGAAGATGGCACGCCGAAACTCCAATACGATTATGAGATTATCAAGACAAATGACTTGTCTATGATTACCTTGAGAAAGAATGAAAAGTTCAATACAACTCTAGGTCTAATTCTCAATACACTATTGTTAGATGCATCGGAAGCAGAGAATGGGATGAACATTGAGACTCGAACAAACGATACTGAAAAATCTAATCAAGAATGAGTCCTTTACGAGGAAGGTTCTACCCTTTCTCAAAGAGGAATATTTCTCTAATGGTGAAGATCGGCTACTTTTCAAAGAAGTGGCCGACTTCATTCTCAAGTATAATCAGCAACCAACTTTTGATGCTTTGTCCATTGAGGTGGATAACATTCGTGGGTCAACCGATGATACTGTCAAGAATATCCAAGAGACATTAAAACAACTCAAAGATGACACAAATCAGACAAATGAGGATTGGCTTTTAGATAATACAGAAAAGTTTTGTCAAGAGAAGGCAATCTACAATGCCATTACACAATCACTGGAGATTATGAATGGGAAGGGAAAACTATCTAAGGGCGCTATACCTACTTTGTTGTCTGACGCTCTGGCTATATCTTTCGATCCGAATGTTGGTCACGATTATCTTGAAAATGCTGTAGAACGATATGAACATTATCACCGTGTGGAAGAACGCTTGCGGTTTGATTTGGATTTATTCAATAAGATTACAAAGAATGGCGTTCCGAGAAAAACTCTCAATGTTGTTATGGGTGGTGTCGGCGGTGGTAAATCTCTTACTCTTTGTCATTTTTCTGCTAGTTATCTTGCTATGGGCAAGAACGTTCTTTATATCACATTAGAGTTGGCCGAAGAAGAAGTTGCCAAGCGTATCGACGCCAATCTAATGAACATTACATTTGATGATTTACAAGCATTACCAAAAGATTTGTATGATAAGAGAATTGATACACTAAAGCAAAAGACAAACGGTAAACTGATTATCAAAGAGTATGCCACGGCAACGGCATCGACTATCCACTTTCGTTCCTTGTTGAACGAACTAAACCTCAAGAAAGGATTCGTACCAGATGTTATCATGGTCGACTATCTCAATAT